ATGAAACAATTACTTTCTTACTTTAAACCCTACCTCAAGGAGTCATTTCTAGCGCCCTTGTTTAAGCTGCTAGAAGCCGTTTTTGAACTCTTGGTTCCCATGGTGATAGCTGGGATTGTCGACCAATCTATCCCTCAAAAAGATCAGGGTCACCTCTGGATGCAAATGGGTTTCCTCTTTGTTTTTGCGGTTATCGGCGTTTTGGTAGCCTTAGTTGCTCAGTTTTACTCAGCCAAGGCAGCAGTAGGATTTACTAAGGAGTTGACCAATGACCTCTATCGTCATATTCTTTCCTTGCCCAAGGATAGTAGAGACCGTTTAACGACCTCGAGTTTGGTGACGCGTTTGACTTCAGATACCTATCAGATTCAGACAGGGATCAATCAATTTTTACGCCTATTTTTAAGGGCTCCTATTATTGTTTTTGGTGCCATTTTTATGGCTTATCGTCTCTCGCCTGAATTGACCTTCTGGTTTTTGGTCATGGTTGCCATTTTGTCCTTTGTCATTGTCGTGTTATCACGCTTGGTCAATCCTCTTTACAGTATTTTGAGAAAGAAAACAGACCAGCTGGTTCAGGAAACACGCCAACAGATACAAGGTATGCGTGTGATTCGTGCCTTTGGCCAAGAAAAACGAGAAATCGAGAACTTCCAAGTACTCAATCAAGTCTATACAGCTATCCAAATGAAAACAGGACACTGGTCCAGTCTCTTGACCCCCTTGACCTATTTGATCGTCAATGGAACTTTGCTGGTGATTATCTGGAATGGTTATATTTCTATCCAGGGAGGCTGGCTCAGTCAAGGTGCCTTGATTGCTCTGATTAACTATCTCCTGCAAATCTTGGTAGAGTTGATAAAACTAGCCATGCTCATTAATTCACTCAACCAGTCCTATATTTCTGCCAAGCGGATTGAAGAAGTCTTTGCTGAAAAGCCTGAAAATATACTGGCAGAAATTGTTCAAAAAGAAACTTCCTCGAACCAGTCCTTACGAGTTGAACACTTGAGCTTTACCTACCCAGATGCTGCTCAACCATCCTTGCGAAATCTTTCTTTTGCTATGCAACAAGGACAAATTCTTGGAATCATCGGGGGGACTGGCTCTGGTAAGTCAAGTTTGGTACAGGTCCTACTTGGCCTTTATACGGCAGATAAGGGAAGTATTTCCCTTTATCGAAATGAGGGATAGTAAAATTATTGATTTTTTAAGAAAATAAAGAAAATAGCACACCTTGATTTGAAATGAGGGATAGTAAAATTATTTCTATATCCTCCACTTGATGACAATGCTATCAGCTGTGACTTGTACTTTCTTGATTAAGGCTCTAACTATTTCCCTTTGAGCCTCATAGTCCATCTTTAAGATGTCTCCTTTGCTCAGAGATTGCTTGATAGTGTTTTTTGTTTCCTCTTGTTTGAGTGCTGGGTCATCCTCTAGCTCTTTTTCTAGCAAACCTCTCATATTTAAAAATTCAGCAGATTTTGCTTGTAATTCTTCTAGGGTAATTCTGTCATCTATGTATAGGTCATTAAGTCTACTGATTTTCTTAGTCAATTCTTGTATTTGCCTATGATAGCTCTCACGGTCAATGGCCTCTTTTTGATTATCTGAAAAGATTTCATCTAAATAATCAGTGTCATGCTGTAGCTTATTGACCTCTTGCAAGACAAAAGCCTCAAGATCATCCTTGTAGTAAAATCCTGAGTCACACTTTTTGTTATCATTGTAGGTAGTAACTCCCTTTATTTTTCTAGGGTGTCTCTGATGACATTCATATTTTATAAACCTAGTGCCATCTTTTCTAATCACGCCCATCAAGATTTTTAGAGGCGCTAGACAGTAACCACATTGAACGATACCAGAAAGCATATACTTTGACTGGAATGGTCTGGGGTTGACGTTTTCAGCTGCAGTCCTTTGCCTGATTTTAAGCTCTTTTTGGGTCTTGTCATAGGTTTCTTTTGAGATAATAGGCTCATGATTGCCCTTGTATATTTCTCCTAAATATTGATTATAACCACAGTAGACAGGGTTGTCTAAAATCGTCCTGACTGCTCTATAATTCCACGGTATCGGTTTAGGGTATTGGTCATTAAGGTCATCTCTTAACTTAGTGACTGATCTACCTGATAGATAGCTCTCAAAGATGAATTTGATAGCTAGTGACTGTGCTGGATTGATGGTCACTGTACCTGTCTCTTTATGGTAATCGTAACCATATGATGTCTTATTCCACATCATAGATTTCCCAGCTTTAGCACGGCCTAGCTTACCCAGTTGCATTCTTTCCTTGATTTGTTCACGCTCCAGCTGAGCAAACACGCTCAAAAGTCCTATCATAGCCTTGCCAAAAGGCGTAGAGGTGTCAAAATTCTCTTGTAAGCTCAGAAATTCAATCCCATTCTTGATAAATATATCCTCAATCAAAAATAGTGTATCTTTCTGACTACGACTAAGACGGTCTAGCTTATAGACTAGCACGGTATCAATTTTTTTCTTGTTAGCGTCTTTGATAAGTTTTTCTAGTGCTGGCCTGTCAGTATTGGATCCTGAAAAACCTCCATCAGTATATACTTTATAAACCGTCCAGTCCTTAATTTTACAGTAAGCCTCTAGCTTATCTATCTGCTCATCTATAGAATACCCCTCCTCAGCCTGATTGGTAGTAGATACTCTGACATAGATAGCCACTTTATTTGTTGATTTCATTGCTTTTGTACCCCCTTTTTGATAAAATAGGGTATAGAAAAGAGGGCTTTTTAATGCCTATCTTTCTATACATCATGCCTCATGCTCAGAGTCGCCAAACTTTGTGAGCGTGGGGCTTTTTTTATTTAACTTTTACTTCCATTTCGCCACTTAGTTTTTGAGATACAAGTGAGTCACCATCATCTGTCTTGATGTGTAACATTGGATATAAATTAAAATCAACTCCATTGATACCAGCCCAAACATTAAAAGCCTCATGCTCTTTTGTTTTCAAACCATCAGCAAATGCTTGTAGGTCTGTTTTAGGGTAGTGCTTGTATTCATTTGGAACTTTCACATATAAGATGGTGTCTTTGTTATAAAAAGTATATGTGGAAATATCAACCCCTTTATCAGTTAAATCTTGTTTAAAGTATTCAATGAAACTAGCCATCTGATCTGCTGAAATCCGTGGCAGTTTATCATTAGTTTTAGAGTTTGTCTCTGTGGTCTCTGTAGTGTCTTTTTTCTCCTCTTTAACCTCACTTGTTGAGGCCTGAGTAGCTACCTTAGGTGTCTCAGACATTTCTGTCTTAGGCGCTAGTCCTAATGCTTGTAGAATGAACCCAAGTACAGCTAGGACTAGAAAGCCCCCTACAAATAATTTTAATTTTTTCATTATGTTTTCTCCTTTTTTATGGTTTATAAATTTCTACGACTTCACCTATTGTACGGATGTCATCATTTTCTGTGAGTGGTATTTCCTCATAGCTATTATTGAGACTTTGTAAATACCAAGAGCCGTCATAATCTCTTTTTAGCTTTTTAACAAAATTCTTGCTGTTTACCTGGAAAATACCAATAGAATTAACATCTACCTGACTGGTGACTTTGATAAAAAGTAGGTCATTATCTTCTATCAAAGGCTCCATAGAGTCACCAGCGACTTTAGCTATGGTGTCATAGTTATCAGGCACATCATCCACTCTGAGTCTAACTTCCATGTGTAGATTATCCTCTTGAAAAATACCACGGCCTGCAGCTACCAAACCCTCAACATAGTCTATAATATAGTCATCATTTTTGTATTTATCTAGGATAGTAGTGGTCTTTGTGCTAACTTGCTCATTTAATTGGCTAGTAGCATAATCTATCACGTTTGATTGTCTATCTTTTTCTAATTGATTAAAGATTGTTAATATCTCATGGTTTCTTTCATTATGGTATTTTTCTTTTTCTTCATCTGCTAGACCTAGAAGATAATCGGATGTGACATTGAAAATTTCTGCTAATTTCTTCAAATCTTTCCCTTTTGGGAAATTTTCGTTTTTCTCCCACTTTGAAACAGTTGTATATGTTTTCATATTTAGAATTTCAGAAAGTTCTGTTTGTGTCATGTTTTTTCTTTCTCTTAATTCTCTTATCTTATCCCCTAATTGTTTCATAGTTCTAACCTCCTTTTGACAATTTAATTATATCATAAACAAGATTATAAATCAATTATATAAGAAAAAACTTTTATATTTTTTAAAAAAATGAAAAATATTTTAAAAAATATTAAAATAAATCATAAAAAATAGTTGACATGAGATGTAAAATCATATATAATGAAATCAACAATAAAAAAGGAGGTGCATTATATGATTACCATTGCAGAGCTGCGAGCAAGAAATAATAAGATGTCACAGCGTGAGTTAGCTAGACAATTAGGCGTCACACAAACATCTGTGAGTAACTGGGAGAAAGACCAGTCAAATATTGGCGGTAAACATCTTAAAAGTCTAGCGTTATTCTTTGGAGTATCTACTGATGATATTTTAGGCGTAACATCTACTGATGTTTAATTTTTTATAATCTCAATAAGATTATAAATCATATAAGAAAGGAGCACAGATGAACGAAGTCATAAACGTAACACTTAATGACAACCATGAGCCAGTGGTGTCAGGTAGACAACTACATGAGGCTTTAGATGTCAAAACAGAATATAAAAAGTGGTTTAGTCGCATGACTGAATACGGCTTTAATGAAAACGAGGACTTTTTAAAGGTGACCCAAAAATGTCTCACCTCCTCAACAGGTCAAAACACGACTGACCACATCATCAAGCTAGACATGGCCAAAGAAATTGCCATGATACAGCGAACAGAGCGAGGTAAGCAGGTCAGACAGTATTTCATCCAGGTAGAAAAAGACTTTAATAGCCCTGAGAAGATTATGGCAAGAGCATTACTCATGGCTGACAAGAAAGTCCATCAGCTAGAGGCTAAAATTGAGGCTGACCGTCCTAAGGTGCTATTTGCTGAGGCAGTCAGTGCAAGTCACTCATCTATTCTGGTTGGAGAGCTTGCTAAGTTGCTCAAGCAAAATGGAGTAGACATGGGAGCTAATCGCTTATTTAATTGGCTCAGAGCTCATGGGTATCTCATCAAGCGTAATGGGCGTGACTGGAACATGCCAACACAAAAGAGCGTAGAGATGGGACTCATCAGAGTCAAAGAAACCAGTATCACACACGCTGACGGCCACATCACAGTTAGCAAGACACCACTTGTAACTGGTAAAGGTCAACAGTACTTTATCAACAAGTTTCTAAATCAGGAACGTTTGACAAGCTAAAGAAAAAGCCCTCAAAAGACGGCAAATCCATTTGAGAGCTAGAAAAATACTTATAAGGTAATTATATCATGAAATTAATAAAAAAGGAATGGGAGCCACGGATAATAAACATTATGGCAGATGGTTCACAGGTTGACAATCTGTCAGGGTACATCATCCCTGCAGGTCATTCATACTACGATATTATCAGAGGACACTTAAAGAAAGGAGCTTAAATATGAGGTATGCAGTACATCATAAGAAACACCCACGAAAATTACACATCTATCAATAATGCTTTCACTCAAGATAAGCAACTAAAACCAGCCACGATAGGGATATTAGCTGTAATATTGACCAACAAAGCTGACTGGGTAGTCTATCCTGAGGAAATTGCAAAGCGTTTGGGAATTAGTAGGCGTACTGTAGATGAACATTTTAAGCTCTTAGAAAAAACTGGTTACCTCAGGATTTACCGATTAGGTCACGGTAGAGGCAAAGGGGTCACGGTTCATAGATTTTTTTCAGATGTGCCAATCTCAGATACCTACTTTGAATATTTGAAAGAGAATTTAGAGAGGGAGTTATCCACAGATAAGGGGATAACTTGAAAATACAGTTGGAAAATATTGCCATGTGTAAAATTGCCATGTGTAAAATTGCCATGTGTAAAATTGCCCTCTAATAAATACTAACTATATAACAAGTACTAACTTAATAATAAGTACTAATAAAACAACAAACTACTACTAATAATAAATAAAAGAAAGAGAGTATAAAATCATGACTGATAAAGAACTCATTAAACAACAACAGGAAAAAATTGAACGTATCGAACAGCTACAAAAGGAATTACATAAATTATCCTTGGGTGGATTGTTTATTGTAAATGCTTTAGGACTACATGATGATTTAGAAATACCGCTAAGAACTGTGCATGATGTCTCACACACTATCAAGGATGTATTAGATGGGATGAGCCCTCAAGAGGCTATTGAGAAGAACATGACAGAAAGTGATGATGAGGAGTAAGAGCAATGTGGAATAAATTAAAAGATTTTTTAGGACTAGATGAAATCTTAGCAGATGAGCCAATTCAGGAACTAAAGCAAGAAAACAGCAATCTAATTGATTTAAGAACTCTACAAATCGAACTTAGAAAATGTAAAGAGGAAATCAGACAAAAAAATGACTTACTAAATGAGTTGTCTACTGAAAATATTAGACTTGCTCAAGGTCTTAAAAATAGCTCTGAAATTATCTATGATCAGGAAAAACTAATCAATGTCTTACAGGATATTTATAACAATGGAGGCAAATGATGGATAGAGGACTCTTTGGAACGTTTGATTATGATAGAGACTACTTACAACCCACTGAGCCTCAGGATGAGCTTGACCCAGCTGATTATGTATTTAGCGCTGGTCAGTGGATATATGTAGGAGATTGTTAGCCTATGGATAGAGAGCGCTATGATGACAATGCCTTTTGGAGAGAAAGACACCTTAGGACTTGCTACGAGTTAGGCGCTATTATTGATGAGCAACAAGATAAAATAGTAGCCCTTGCAAACGAAAACAAACGCTTAAAGCGTGAAAATTGGAACTTAAAACACAATAGAGGTAAGAGAAGATGATGGAAAACCAAATTACAACACAGACAAAAAGAGATATTTCAGTAGACACCAGTGTCTGGACTTTTCAAGATGTCAAGCGATATTTTGACCCACAAAATCTACTAAGTGAGAAACAAGTAGGACAAGCCTTGTCTCTCATCAAGGGGCGCAATTTAAACCCATTGGCTAATGAGGTCTATATCGTGGCCTATAAGAAAAAAACAGGTGCCACAGAGTTTAGCTTGATTGTTTCTAAAGAGGCTTTCTTAAAACGTGCCTCTCAAAATCCTAACTATGAG